GCGAACATCTGTTGACCTGCATAGACAACAAAGTCTTCAGATCCGCTTTTCGGGATTGTGTGTCCAGCGTTGACTGCGACTGTTGAACCGCCAAGAAAGATTGTGTCGGTGTTGTCAAGGTTGCTGATGTGTAGTGTCCCTGGATTCACTCCGCAAGTTGTGATTAGTGTGGCAGCCGTTCCGACTGCAATAGATCCATTTGTGATTGGCATGATTGTTACCTCAGACCAACAACAATACCTCAGCATCATCTTCCAAGATGCTGAATGTGATCGTGCTTGTCGCTTGTGCTTGCATCCCGTTCAACGATGTTGAGACAACTGCGTAGCGTCGTTTCGGTTGGATGACAGGTATCTCGACTACAGGTTCGGGAACTGGTTCAATTTTCTTGCGTCGTGGTGCAGCGTATTGTCGACCGCCCGAAGGTGTTGGCTCTGGCTCTGGTGGTGTCGGTGGGATGATTGTCGCATTAGCGGTCGCAACCAGTCCGCCAAGGTTGGCTTGAAATATCGGCAAGATAGTCGGCGACGAATTTGCGGTTGCAATCAGTGCGCCAAGCGGAGCCGAAGCAGAAGCCGAGATGACAACTGATGCCGACGCTGTTGCGGTCATCGCACCGAGCGGTGCTGAAGCCACCGCCACCTTGACCACAGTTGCAGTGGCCGTACTTGCAAGGCCACCAAGAGTCGATGCCGCAGTTGCGACAGTTAGGAAGGTGTAGCCGTCAAGTTTCCCCAGCCCGTCAAGAGTAGAAGTGTCAAGTGTGAAAGCTGGAGATGCTCCATTCAAACCAACACCGAAATCATTCAGCGTTGAAGCATCAAGAATGAATCTGGTCTTTGGAGGACTGGTATCGGTACCGTCATAGGTGACCGTCGCCTGATCGTAACCGTAAAAAACGCTGTCATAATTGACAGGCATGGCTATTCCTCAGACTGCGAATCCACCTCATCAGGTGTATCAATAATTTCAACGATGTTGTCGTTCGGCTTTGATGGGTCATAACCGCCAATACCAAAAACGACAATGCGACTCATACCGTCCTCAATGCAACAAGCGTCCTGCTTGTTGTTGTAGCAGTCAAAGAAGCCGCTGTAGCAAACGCGCCCGTCACGCCAGTCTGTTGCCAAGTGGGTTGAAACCCATTGAATGTTGAGGTCAGAGACACCACATTGAATGGAACGACATCACCAATAGTTGTGAACGCTGTTGAACCGCCACTTGATTGCATCACGGCAGCCAGCCAATACCAACCTGGCGTCAATGTCTGATCTATGGTTATCGCGTAAACGGTCGTGGTCGCTGAAAAAGCGACAGTACCAGCATCAAGCACAACCGTTGATGGTCTTTTATTGGAATTGTTGTAAATCCCTAGACGCATCGTCCCGCTTCCCGTGACAGTACTACCAGTTCTGCACGCAATCCTGTCAAATGTTTGCGTTCGCTCCACAAGAAACGGTAGGTACGAAACCGAGTTCAGCGTCAGAGTCAGAGCTTGCAAACTGTTACTGGTTGATGCCGCAGTGTAATAAGTTCCTGACGCTAAACCAGACGAACCGCTTGCATTCGCTTGAGTCACCAAAAAATCAAGGCTAGTTGAAACTGCTGAACTGTCCACACCAACTTTGGCTTCTAACGCTTCAATAGCATCATTAGCGTCAGTGTGCTGACCTGAATGTGATGGGTTGTTCAAACCATCTGTGCTGGTTGGATTTGACAGTGCATCCAGCGACGTTGGGAAGTTTGTCGCCATAACCTTACGAAGCGAGCGTCAACGAAGCGGTGAGATTCCCTGACGAGATTGTGTAGGTGTCACCAGCTGTGTAGGCGTTGCCTGTGATCGTGCCTGAGAACAAGAAGTTGCCGGCACTTATATTGTCCCAAGCAGTGAAGTGTGTTGCGTCTTGCGAACCTGCGATATTCGTCCAACTGATATCTGCATCAGATGTGATCGCACCAGCAGAAGCAGCACCGAACGAAACAACTTTGCGTGTCGTCTCTGTTGCCGCTCCGCTTGTGCCATTTGCTCCAGGATCCGAAACATGAAGTTTCACATACACGTTCGTCACCGAATATGCGGTTGCGTTCCCGAGCGCGTCAAGGAACGAGTTGCAAAGATACGCCGAGAGTCCTGTCGCCATCAGTCTTCCGTTCTTTCAGTGATTGTCAAGATGCGGCCATCTTTGTCGCGTTCAACTGTGCGGACAGTCGGCTTGTTCTCTGGCACGTTCACACGCACCACAGTTTCAGGAACATTGATAACAGGTGCGGCCACGTTCACGTTCGCTGGTGGAACATTCACAACCACCTCAGGCATCGTCACATTCACGTCACGCTGATTCACATCGTAGGTCGGTGCTGGTTCTGTTACCTGTTGCAACAAGACTGGTGCGACACCTGTGTGAACGATCGGCTCGATGTCGAGTGCTTTCAATACTGATGCTGGTTCGAAACCTGCGTTGATGAGGCGTTGTGCCATCATTGTTTTGCGATCAAGTTCTGTGAGTCCTGCTGCACCTAGATCGACGTTCGCCAACGGGACTCGATAGGTGTCGCCACCTTCTGCTGGTCGCAAGTCTTCGAATCGGCGAACATCGTTGATTGACATCCAACCTGCTTGCAACGCCGATGAATATCCTGCGACTCGTGAACCGAAGTCGCCGCGCATCAGACCATCAAGGTTGAACTTGAGGAACGCGCCACGGCCGTCAATAAGTTTTGAGTATCCGTCTTCAATCTTTGTGACGTATGGTCGGAGTGTGTGCATCACAAAATGGATGCCGTTCATTTCGACAGATGCGTATGCTTGCGCACCTGGTTGCAACACACCAGCCATTGATGGTGGTACACGGAACGCACGAAGGATCTCTTCAACTGCGAACTGTCGTGACTGCAAGAACTGTGAATCATCTGGTGCGACCGAAGTTGTCGTGTACTTCGCACCGCCGAACAAAATGCCTGGACGATGTGCGCGACGCAAACCTTTGTGACCTTCTTCGAATCCGTCAACAAGAGACTTGGCTTGTTCGCGGGTCAGGTTGCCTGGGAACTCGATGATGCCTGAGGTGTGTGAACCCTGACCGAAGAACCTTGCAGCGAACTCTTCCAACGCTTTTGACAAACCGAGGTTCTCTTTGACAAGTTCAATTCGTGAACGGCCACGCAGATCGCCAGGTAAACGCAACTCGGACAGATGAATCATGTCTTCATGCTCGATCACGTCACGGTTGTCAAAGACGTAGATAAGGCGTCGTGACTCGTCGCGCTTCACTTCAACTTTCAAAGGATTCAACACCGTCAAACCTGCGACACCTTGGTTGTCGCGAAGGATGCGTGTGAACGAGTTACCGTTCAACAGCATCGAGACAAGTACCTGCTGGAAGTGATCGGTGCGTGACACACCGACTTCAGGCATGTCAAGCCATTCTGGTCGTGGTCGGAATGGTCGGCGATCACCGTCGACGCGAATGTATGTGTCGACTGGCAGAGTTGAGATAGAGTCCGCGATTAGTCGGACACACGCATACACGGTTCCGATCTTGAGTGAATCTTCTTGCGTGACAACTGTGCCGGCATTAGTTGTGAACTGGAATGCGTCACCCGCAGCGAAGAGCGACTGATAAGAGACAGCTCTTTCTTCGCCTCTTGGGTTGAACAGTCTTGACAGCATTATTGTTTATCTACTTTCTTTGACCGCTCCCAAGCCAAGGTGAAGGCAAGCAGAGATGCGCCCAAGAATATTAGCCCAAGCGGAAGTGCAATGTAAAATATGCCGACCGCAATCATCAACACCGCAATCATCTCAAGAATTAGAATCATCATTTGTCCGCTCCTAAACATTGAAGAACCCTGGTTGCTGAACACTCTCGACTCGTCTCGTTGCACGATCCACAGCCATCGCCAATGCTATCGCAGCGTCAATCTTGCGTTTCGATTTACCTTTAGACAATCTCCAACCCATGTCGGTCGAGCGTGGCGCAGCCGACAACACCTGATCAGCGAACACAGGATTAGCATCATGCGCGATCTTCTGATTGACGATCATCTCGTACAGAGTTCCACACGCAGGCACCATACGCGCAGTTGACTGGCTGAACTCAACCATCGTGAACCCTTCATCGGACATCGCTTCGGCTGACCGTTGAAAGAACGCCGGGTCATAAGCGAACTCTTGGACCGTGAACTCGCGACCAAGTTCACGGATGTGTTGCTCGACTGCGGCCACATCCATCACACCACCATCGGGATGCCAAATCTTTGCCCGAACAACAATCCGACCAGACTCCTGCGGTTGTGCGACAACAACCGCGATCGAGTCATGCTTCAACGCCATGTCAATCCCGACGAACACAGGAATGTTCGGATCAAGTTCATCATCACTACGACACAACTCCCACGCACCCTTCGGCAGCCATGACTCACCATCGGTACGAACCCACTGATTTAACCGATACCTGCGATAGGCGACCTCGGCTGTTTGCATCATTGAGATCTCCATGTCCTCAATGTCAAGAAGTCCTTCAGCCAAGTTCGGGTTTGCGATATTCCAAGCACCACGATCCGACACATCACAATCCGCTGGTGCTTCCCACCACCAAAACCCGAACCGCTCATCAACCTGATCACCAGAGATGACACGCTTGCCATAGTTGTACAGAGAACCGCAGATCGTGTCCAAGTCAAACCCAGCCGTGGTGATCGCCACAATGTTCGGATCTTTACGCGCACCCGAACCAAGCGTCAACGCATCCCACAACTCAGAGTTCGGTTGCACATGCAACTCATCAAACACAACCGTCGAAGGATTCAAACCCTGCTGAAGTTTCGCGTCACTTGACAACACACGATAGATCGCACCAGTTGAAGGAACCTCAACCACATCGCGATACACCTTGCACACACCCGACAACGCAGGCGACTGAGTGATCTGCCACTTTGCTTCGTTGAACACAACCCGTGCTTGTTGTCTGTCACCCGCCGCCGAATAAACCTCGGCACCAGGCTCACCCTCGATCAGACCGTACAACGCAATCAACGAACCAAGCAACGACTTGCCGTTCTTCCGAGCCAACCCGATCAGACTGCGACGGTAACGAAGCAACCCATCATCACGACGCTCATACAACCCGTCAAGAAGTGCAACCTGCCAACTGGTAAGAATCAGAGGCTGACCGGCACGAACACCTTTGCTCACATGCAAGAATGTTCGCGCAAAGTCAACGACCTTGTGGCCGTCAGACTTGCTGTATAACTTCGGCGTCGACCAAGTTGGAGTTCCTTTGTCGATATGCGTCAAGCTCATTTGCCACCCTTATCTCCGCCAAACCCAACCTGGCACGATCGCTCGGAGTGAACCCAAGCAAACTCATCCAAGCCGTACATTGCGCGTCCATTTGTTCTATCTGTTTCACCGCAGGATGAGTCACAATCTGCCCGTTCGGCGACGTGTACCAGCGCGTCGTCACATCGTCTCCCAACCAAAGTTCCAGATCGTAGATCTTCTGATAGTTCCGACACAACCGACCCATCAACGGACCATCGTGCAACTCGGACAGATGACGCCGACCACCAGTCCACAAGACCGTCCAATACTCGGTGCCAACTTTGCCCAAACCTTTCGGTGCGACCGGCACAACCGACATGTCGACTAGCGCGAGCGCAGTCTCTGGCATAGGCGAAGCCTTCAAACCTGTACGGATGCGTGATCCTTTCAACCGCTTGCGCTCGATCGGGATGGCGGATGCTCCGCCGCCTGTTCCAGTCTTCGGTCGTGCCATACACCCAAGCATAGGCGGTAGTGCGCAACCGACCCTGCCTGCGTCCGCC